AAGACTTCTTTGATCGACCTGATCAAGTAGGAGGTAGATTCTAATGAGTGATAGCTACAACTTAAACGTTAGAAATCAAATATTTAAACTAACGAAAACTAGACTCTTACCAGTCATTGATAATGTTTATAAGGAAAGCCTGAGAAGTATGCTGCATATCTTTGGTAACCTGTATTACATTGACGGCAATACTAATCGTGTAAAAGTAAAATGTTCTCATGGAAATCCTGAAAGGATAGCGGGTCGTCTTAAAGCAGACAACACTCTGATATTACCAATGATTACAATCGTTGAGACAGAAACTGAAAGCGACTCTAATCGTATGAGGTATCAAAACATAGTTAGTGAGAGTGTTTACGATTCTGACAAAAGACGAGCTACTCGTGTTTTAAGTTTACCCCCCAGACCTGTAAACATTACTTATGAGGTTAACTTGTGGTGTAAGTACAAGGCTGATATGGATATTTTAAGGTCCAATATCTACTCCTTATTCAGCCCTGACTTACAGCTTACCACCAAATACTCAGAGCATAGCAAGGCATTTATCGAGAGCGAAAGAGACATCGGCAATCCCGTGGCTCAGGACTCAGCAGACAGAATCCTGCAAAAAGCTATTTCCATAAGTTTGGAGACCTATATCCCCAGCCCGAGATTCCTGTTTACAAGCACAGGTCAGATTGATGAGTTTAATGTTTTAATTGAGACTGAGTAAATTAACTAATTTTAACAGCCTTACATAGTAAATATAGTAGGAGCTTTCGTATGAGAATTATAAAAAATATCAGCCTTCAGGGGCTTCAGATTCCTTTCCAAGCTGGGGCTGAAGTTAAGTATGTGTTCTTAACGCCTCGAAAACAAGTGGAAGTTCCTAGTAGCTGGGCCAGTGCCGTCGCTGAAAATCTCGCACATCGCAGGATGGTTAAAATTTTCAACACACCTGATCCGGCACCCGCCCCAGTTTCACCTAAAAAGAGAGTTAGAAATTAATCATGGCAATTCCCACTAGTCCATCTGTTGTAGTTCTTGAAAACGACGTATCTGTATTTGCTCCGAACATCAATTCGAGTGTTGTCGGGATTGTTGGGTTTGCCAACAGAGGTCCTACAGATAAGGCCACGTTAATCACAAGCCAAGAAAATCTTATAAGACAATTCGGAAGACCTGTCACAGAAATTCCTGGTCAAGGTCTTGAAGGTGCTCTTGAAATTCTTGAGGCCACGAACCAGCTTTACTTTGTAAGAGCAGCTAATGCAGACGCTCAATCGGCCTCTGCCGCTATTGATGTTGGGTCTTGCCCTGCCATCATGTTTGTTAGTGGTTACGATGCTCCTACAACAACTGCTTCCAGCATTTTCTACAGAGTTACAAACGAGACTAGCTCGGTCAATGTAACGGGCACTGTCTCTTTGGCAAGCTCGGTAAACTACACAACATCTAACGCGATTATTCAATCGGTATTTGATCCAAACCTTTTAGGTGATCAAGATGTATTCTCTTATGTTGACCCTGATTCTCGTGGAATCTTTATCGCTGGTAAGTTTGCTGGGTCGGGCGCGGTTCTTGAACTGTCCGGTGTAGACAGCATGAGGTTCTTGAAAGTTGATGCGAGCGGTAATGTCGGCACTGAAGTAGCCACCAGCGGGGTTGTAGCAAGTGGCTTTACTGGTCATACCGTCAAGCTTAATGCCTACTCCAGATACCCAGGAACTGGGTACAACTTCACTACTGACAAGAATGGAAACACTCGTGGAATCGGAGTTGAAATTAAAAACGTCTCTGTTCGGGATAGAATTGTTATCAACAGTGATGGCGTTCAAGCTGAAGCTTTTGAGACGTTAGAACTCTCTCCTTCTAGTGTT